TTTTTATTATGAAGAAAATCCTTTTCTCACCAGTAACTCACTTTAACCTGATAGTTATTGGGTTTTTCTGTATTATCCAAACTATTCATACACAAGCACACTATGCTATGGATAGTGACCCCAATAGTTACTGTTACTCCTTATACAAGAAGAATCCAGACTTGTTAAATAGGCATAAGTATGACTGAGGGGAATGAATATTAAACTCTGGTATTGTAAACATATGGGTCTGTGGCGTTGGACTCTTACTGATGATAGAAGACCAATATGCCACCAAGAATCAGGGCAAAGAGAAGACCTACGGTTAGCAATGGAAGATGTTGCCAAAACCGTAGAGTATATGCTACAACAATAATTGAATACCATTTGTATAAATAACTGAAAACTGAAGAAGTAGAACACATTATACTGATGGATAACATAAAGATTAGATGCCGCTCCTGTGGTAGGGAGTTAGAAGGGCATCATAATAAAACTGTCACATGCGGTTGCCCCAATATGGCAACTATTCGTGGTGATAAGATTTCTGCGCGTGATTTATCTGATGTCATCATGCTAAATTCTTATAATACAAAGGTAAAAACTGGTGTTCTTACCAATGAAGATATTCAATGGCAAGAGGCAAGAAGACAAAGAAAAGTTCGTAAGTTAGATTTTGAAGTTAAGTAACAAATTTAATATTTGTTTAATGACTGTTGCCGTATGAACACATTGTTGACACTTTCGAATTTCTCGCTAGCATAACTAGTAGATAACCCGCAAAAATCAAATGGATCAGCACACCTATGATAACTGGGTGAAGATCAAAGCAACTTTTGAGGAGTCTGGTAATATTGAAAATATGTTTTACAAGAGGGCTTGCGAAATAGTAAAGACTCGTAGAGATCCTTTAGCAAAATTTCTTGGCGACGAAAAGTGATGGAACCACAAGATGAATTAGTCACTCGCGAAGAATGTCAGGAGATGATCGATGCAGCAATACGACGACACAACCGTAATGCTTCTATCATTAGTATGTGCGTCGGTTGGGTGGTTCTTGCTTTATTTGCTGAGGGACTTTTAAGACTGATTGGTGTTATTCCTCCAGTACTGCCATGGTTAAACATTACCCTGAAATAATTGGTATTGTTCTCTTACTTATCTTTGCTGCCACGATGTTTTATCAAGGCACAATGATAATGCGGGGCAAGCGTGGTTACATTCACATGGATCATGAAAAGAAAAAAATGAATGATATGAGAAGAAGAGTAGAGGGTGTACTGAAGGATAAATAATAAAAAAATATACTTATACAATGCCATATATAGAATTCTCTATAACAGGAGCAACTGACAATCCTTCGTATACTAGTTTTGGATTTTTTATAGGAAATGATAATTTTACTACTACGGAACTTATAACTACTAATAGTCATAGTGGTGGTCAGTATCCCAAATTTTATTCTTCTACACCTACTGATAATAATGAAACTGAATATTTTACTATAAACACTTCTGGTGGTAATAATTATATTAATTACTATACTGGAAGTGGATATACGTATGTTACATTTAGAAATACAAGTCCAAACGGTCAACATCCATCCTCTGGATTTAGTTTTGATATTTGGCAACCAGAAAATGTAGGATCCGGGCGTAAACTTGCTGATGATTTGTTTGGTAATGGGTTGCGTAATGGTGGAGCTCAATATGTTGATTATGATACATCATCTCGGGAGTATACTTTAGCGACTGATAAGTACACACTGCTGTATGATTATAGTAATGCATATTCTCCAAACGATTTGTTTTTTAAAGGTGGTATTTTAACAGTATCATATTCACCGACATTCCCATTTGCTTAGGACACTTGACTAGATAGACGGTATACCCTATAATTACTGAGTAATCAACACACGACAATGGCACTGACTGAAAAATTCAAGACCAAAGACATCGGCATTCTTCTTGCTGCGTCTAAAGGAGATTTTTTCTTGGATGTAAAAAATCCAAAACTTTACAAAAAAGTTCGTCGATATTATGAGTCTGAAGGAGTAGTATTCTCTGGAGACCCTCTTGATGATTATGAAATTTTGATGGAGTATATCTATCAAGATCTTGAAACTGTAGAAGTAATTTAATTAGACACGGATGGTCTATAACAGAACTGGTCTGTGAAGGTCCCCTTCAATCCCGAAGTCATGGAGAGACTGTAAAAACCCTGGTGGAGTCAATAGACCCTACTTTGAGTTTACTGCTTCTCGCAAAAGCAGTTGGTGCGGATGGGATAACTCCCGCCTGGTTTCTTATTTCCAGATAAAGAATAAGTGGCGTGCATGAAAAGACCTAGTCAGTATTCAGAAGCTAACATTATATTAATGTTCACGTGCAAATACTCAAATTGAATTTGAGGACGGTTGCATAAACCGTCCTTTTTAGTAACCAAATGGAACTCCAAGGAAGGTTCTAAATATTGAAAAGATCAAATCTCTAGGATGGTCTCCAAAGATTGATCTTGTTCAACGTATTGAATTGACCTATGAGTGGTTTAAAGATTTTGAGGTAAAAAAATGACTAAAGTATCAATTGCAGTTCCTACCTGGGAAGCACATGGTAGAGGAAAAGAGTTTCTAAATGATCTCTTGAGTACTATTGAAATCCAAACACTAGATGATTATGAGGTCATTGTTTCCGATCATAGTGAATATAATGAACTAAAAGTACTCGTGCAGCAATATGCTGCAAAGGGGATGAATGTTAGGCATGTTCGCAATAAAGAAAAACGTGGTAATGGTCCTGCTAATACGAATGTTGCTATCGACCTTTGCAAAGGTGAAATTGTAAAAGTAATGTTCCAGGATGATTTCTTTTACGATGATGAAGCACTAGAGAAAATTTATGACTCTTTAACTAATAGTGATAAAGATTGGTTGGTATGTGGTTGTAATCATACACGAACAGATGGTAGAGATTTTTATTGGACTCTGATGCCAACTTGGAATGATGATTTACTAAAAGGTGTTAATTCGATTAGTTCTCCTTCAGTGATGGCATTCAAAAATGATAAGGTAAAGGAGCGTTTTGATGAAGATGTGACTATGATGATGGACTGTGAGATGTACTATCGATTAGATAAAGTTCATGGACAACCTGTATATCTTCATGACGATCTAGTTTCCAATAGAGTTCATGGTGAGCAAATTTCTATGAAGAAGTATAAGAGTAAAGGATTTGCTGAATTTATGAAAAACGAAATTCGCCATTGTTATGAAAAGCATGATCTTCATGATCGCATGAAAGAAATAGATGGACTTACTTGGAATTGGAACTGATATATGAAGCGAGTTATAACACATGATGATGCAAAGGAATTGTTTGATTACTTACAGGGGAAAACAATTTCTTTGGTTGGAAATGCTCAAAGTCTTTTAGAAAAAGAGCAGGGAGAATTGATTGATTCTTCTGATGTTGTGATGAGAATCAATCGTGGATATCCTGCCAATTTCAAAAGTCATGGTGTGAAAACTAATGTGGTATGGATGAACAATAGATTTGTTGGAGATAAGGTGATTGATGATTACCTTAGAACCAGCAAGTTTTTTTATTATGTACTTCAAGGAGGTAATAGTAAAAGGGAAATTGAATCTTGTTTAATTAAAGGTGACTTATATAATTGGCAGGATGTTTGGGAAACTCATAAACCTGAAATGAAAAAGATGCCATCTCAGGGATTTGTTATAATTTACTTATTGTATAGGGAAATTAATTGTAAATTAAATCTTTTTGGATTTGATTTTATGAAGACCAAAATTCAAATGCCTCGTCCAGAATTACATATACATAGAGATACAAGTCCACATGATTTTACTACTGAAAAACATCTAGTAGAAAAGATGTTTGCTGATAAAAAAGAATGGAGAATTTATTGATGGATACTTTTTTTCTGACAACCTTTAATAAAAAGTTATATGATGAATATGCTAAAAATTTAATCGATACATATCTAGAAACAAAACAATCTGTTCCTCTAGTATGTTTTGTTGAAGAAGAGGATACTTCAATATATCCAGAAGAAGATAATATCTATTATTATAATTTATTT